AGAACTTTTAGACCACATCAAAAGGGGTACTGAGTTCGTTGACAATGAAGAATGCGCCAAGATTCTCTATCATGACGAAAAAATGGCAGGCTTCTATAACAGACTGGGCGAATTGGTTTATAGCCGCCCTATCATGCCACAAGAAATGCAGAAAACAGTATTTAGTATTAACCGTAAAACAGGAACAGACAATTAATTATGAGTGAGAACAAAATCAATTTGATTGTACCGAAAGACTATAATGGTACGCCTATCGAAGTAGTATTAAGAGAAGGACAAGCTGCAAAACCGCTTGATCCTAAAGAGCCTAAAAAAGTTTCAATTGCCGGAACCATTGAAGCACCATTCAAATGGCTGGAAAAGCGCATTGGACTAATTAATCAGAAAGCATCAAATATCATTGTCAATCGTGATAAGATGGGATTGGCTTTGACCATTGATGAGACCAACTACTATCAAACTGAAGTCTGTGGCTTTCTGATAACATCAAAAGAAATGCAGGAGTTCGGCATCAACACCGAGAAGAAATGGGAACCGATCAAGCTGTCTCAGTTTTTTAAGATGCATCGTGCCTTCTTCAAGGATAAGTCTGAGAACATGATGCTTGTGTCCACTTTGAAGAACTTCAAGGCAAAGGTTAATCAGGATATAGAGCGCAGCAAGGAAGAAAATGGAAGCAAGACAGACAATTATTCACAGGTCGTAGATTCCAATCTTCCTAAATCGTTCAAGCTCAATATTCCTCTTTTCAAGGGCTTTGCCTGTGAAGAAATAGAAGTTGAGATTTATGCAGATGTTGATGGTCGAGAAGTTTCTCTGTCCTTGGTCTCTGCAGGTGCAAATGAGACTATTGAAGAATACAAGAACAAGGTGATTGACGAACAGATTGAAGCGATCAAAGGTGTAGCCCCTGATATCGTAATCATCGAAGTATAATTGACAGCCCGGAAAGACGGGCATTTGGTATCGTGGCGGAATTGGTAGACGCACGACGAGTACTGGAGCTTTACCCAGCCGGAAGGGTTACTCAAAGCAGAAAGCTCATGCAGGTTCGAATCCTGTCGATACTACAAACTAAAATGATGAATTATGCCGTATTATATCAAAAGAACTCAAAAGAAGAAAGAAAAGCCTTTGCCGTTATTTGACAAAGCAGGTATCAAAGTAAAAAAGAAGCCGGATTTAAAGGCAAAGCTCGACAAGGAATTTTCCCTTTTTATCCGGCTTCGCGATTGTATGCCAAACGGCTTTTTCCGCTGTATTTCATGCGGACAAATAAAGCCGTTTGAGCAGGCTGACTGTGGGCACTATTTCAGCAGGACACATCTTGCTACAAGGTACGATGAAAAGAATTGTAACGCTGAATGCCGCCACTGCTTAACTCCTGATGCGCTAATTCTAATGAAGGATTTTAGTTGGAAAAGACTTGGAGAAGTTCAAGTAGGCGAAGAAATCTTTGCTTTTGATGAAGAAATTATTTATAAGACATCACGAAGGTATAGAGTTGGAAAAGTCACATATATTGAACGTGATATTCAAGACGTATATGAGGTTGAATTAGAGAATGGTGATAAAATAAAGACAACAGCTAATCATAAATGGCTTGCAAGAGCAAGGCAAGGTACTTCATATACATGGATTGAAACACAGGAAATGTGGATAAATGGAATAAATCTTCATGGTAAACATAAAACTGGACCTCATACGGATAGAACTACGACTATTGTTTGTAAACCTCTTCAAGTTATACAACAAGACAAATCTTATGAAAGTGGATGGATCGCTGGAATGATTGATGCAGATGGACATATTTGTCAGCAGAATATTGTTAATCAAGATGGTACAAAACGCTATGGCTTTCGCATTGGTATAGCTCAATGTGAAAAGTACATGGATATTTGTTCTGAAATAAAGCACTTACTTGAAAAGTTCACAGGTAATAATAAAACTTGCCGACAGACAATGGAAAACTTAAATAGGCAGGGTACATTCAAAAAAACATATCAATCATGGCAATTTCTCATAACAGGTACAAATATTGAGAAACTTCAGTTTCTAATGCGTGTTCGTCCAAATAAAATAAAAAAAGTGGATGTGGAGAAATTAGGTAAACTGAAATCGCAATATGATACTAGAGTTAAAAGCATTAAATATGTTGGTAAAGAAGAAATTATTGTCATGGAAACTGATACTCACACATTTATTGCTAATGGCTATGCTATGCATAACTGCAACAGGTTTAAAGCAGACCATTTGGAAAGTTACAGAGTGAACTTGATTGCCAAAATCGGGCAACAGGCTTTTAATATGCTTAAAGTCAAAGCCGCCAGTACATCAAGAATGAGTGACTTTGAATATGAGCAGCTTATAAGATACTATAAAGCAATAAATAAAAAACTAAAAAAGGAAAAGGGCTTATGAGCTATGTTTTACGAGATTACCAGCAAAAAGCCAGTGATGCGGCGGTCAGTTTCTTTGCAAACAAGACTAAGAGAAACAATGCCATCATGGTATTACCGACTGGAGCTGGCAAAAGCCTGGTGATAGCCGATATCGCCAGTCGCCTTGAAGGGCACACGCTTGTATTCCAGCCTTCGAAGGAGATACTCGAGCAGAACTATCTGAAACTTTGTTCTTATGGTATCCTTGACTGCTCTGTATACTCTGCGTCATTTGGACGTAAGGATATTTCAAGGATAACGTTCGCCACCATTGGCAGCGTTAAAAATCATCCTGAACTGTTCCAACATTTCAGGAACATTATCATAGACGAGTGCCACCTTGTCAATCCAAAAGAAGGTATGTACAAAGATTTTCTTACCATGCTGCAGTGTAAGGTTCTTGGACTGACAGCAACACCATACCGCTTATCGTCAAGCCGTGACTTCGGATCGATGCTGAAGTTCATCACACGAACACGCCCATGTGTATTCTCGGAAGTCATCTATCAGGTGCAAATCTCCACCCTATTGGATATGGGCTACCTTTCAAAGCTTAACTATTACGCCATGAACCCTTTGGGCTGGAATGAGCTTAACCTAAAAGTAAATACGACAGGTGCCGACTATACGGACAAATCAGTAGTAAAAGAATATGAGCGTATTGACTTCTATGGATTTTTGGTAAGCATCGTCCGTAGGCTTATGAATCCGAAAGTTGGCGGCAAGCGTAAAGGCATACTCGTTTTCACTAGATTCTTAAAAGAGGCTCAAAGACTTACGCAGTCTATACCTGGCACTGCTATCGTTTCTGGAGACACGCCAAAGAAAGAACGCGAGCGCATCCTTGAAGAATTTAAGGCCGGAGAGATACCCGTCGTCGCCAATGTCGGCGTACTTACAACAGGATTCGACTATCCTGAACTTGACACCATCGTTATGGCCCGTCCAACGATGTCTCTGGCTCTCTGGTATCAGATAGTGGGCCGCGCCATCCGCCCCCACCCTACCAAGGAAGCCGGATGGATTGTTGATCTCTGTGGCAACATCAAACGCTTCGGTGAAGTCAAGGATTTACGCCTTGTAAACGGAGGCAATGGTAAATGGGCCGTATTCTCCAACAATAGACAGCTGACTAACGTAAGATTCTAATATTATGGCAAGACCCAAGAAACAAGGTCTTGAATACTTTTCATTTGACACGGATTTTTTCTCAGACATAAAGATTCGAAGAATATCAAGAGCATGCGGTCCAGCTTCGACTTCAATACTAGTCTGCCTGCTGTGTAATATCTATAAAGATAAAGGGTATTATATTGAGTGGGACGAGAACTTATCTTTTGTAGTGGCTGACATTGTTGGTACTACCGAGGGTGCTGTAGAAGAAGTCGTAAAGAAAGCGATACAAGTGGAATTCTTCAATAAGGAGCTGTTTGACAAATACAAAATCCTAACTTCAAACGGTATTCAAAACCGATTCAAAAGCGCAGTTAAAAGACGTGAGGAAATTGAATATTTGGTGGATTATTTAGTTTCTGACAACAAAAACGAGGTTTCTGTATACAATAACTCGGTTTCTGACGACAGTAGTACACAAAGTAAAGTAAAAAGAAATAATTATATATCCCCCTCACCCCCTTTAAAAGGGGGAGGTAAAAGGGAAAGAGGCGAGCCTAAGGAAATTAATTCTAAAGCTCGTCTTCTTTTTGAATCACACTTTAAGAAAGTGTACGGAAATGATTACTATTGGACACCTAAAGATGCTGGTAATATGACGCAATTGCTTCAAAAGTTGAGATTTCAAAGAAAGCAAAAACAGATGGATGTATCAGACGACTCAATATTATACGCACTTCAGTATCTGCTATCATCAATCAATGACGGTTGGCTGTTTGAGAATTTCAGTGTGTCTAATATTAATTCAAAATTCAACGAAATAATCTCACAAGCGAAGAAAAAAGTCTCTTCAAAAGCAAACATAGGTGTTGTACTCAAAGACAACTCACCTGAAAAATACACTAAAGGCTGGTAATATGGAACATATTAATTTTCAACAAACAATAGACAGGCTCAAAGATACCGGTTTCTCCCCTGTACCTAATACCGTGAACATTCACATTCCTGAAGCGAAAAGAATACTTTGGTCCGGTATCAAATATTTCACCCAAGATAAGGGCCAATGGCTCCCTGAATAT